TATTGGAAAATTTGTCATAAGGTAGTATTTCATATTCCCAATTAGGAGAACGTAATCTAGTACCTTCAATCATAGCTTTAATTAGATTAGTTGAAGTATCAACTTTTAAAACCCAGTTACTAGGCATGGTATTGAGTTCGGTAGGAAGCTCTTCTAATGGGTTTAAGTATAAACGTCTGAACCAATCCACAAAATATCGAATTCCTTCAATGTCTTCCATATATTCTTTACAGGTTTCTGTAATTGTTTTATAATTTTTAGGGAATATAGGCGCACGAATATTAACCATACCTATATTAGGCACAGCTAAAGAAGATTCAATATTCGATAAAAAGACTGAAGGTTGGGGTTTCGTGTAAAAAGGTTTAATAGGAATAACCGAGAATAAAACGTTACTGTTAGGTGCCAAATTCGCCCCTACTTTACATAATGGCGGGATTGCCATTAAAGAGTAAGGTGGAGCTTCATGTGCCTCAATATACAGACTGTAATATTCAGGGGTTATTCCAGTTCCAGATATTCCAAGAGTTATGGGGGTAGGTGTAAATATATCTGCATAGGGGATACCTACTACGGCATCCCCTATACAGTCTTTTACTTTTTTCCAACCTTCAGAAGTTAATAGTTTAACTTCCTCCGGTAGTAACATTATTCCTGACTCAGCATTTTACCGATGGAAACAGCAGTTTCAACTGCATCAGTATCTACTTCATCTTCATTCCCATCTGAACCCTTTATACTTCCAGATTCAATCATAGAATAAACTTCTTCAAATACTTGCTTTTGCTGTTCTTCCGTTGGAATTTCCAACACGTCTAGAATTGGTGAGCAATTCATGACTTGTTCTTTCCAAGGGTCTACTGAAACAGGCATAGCGCTCATGCTTGGCATTACCGTGTAAATGTATTGATACTGCCCGTCGCCTTTACGACGATTAACATTGAGTGAACGACCTAATTCGTAATCATAAATCTCCACAAAGTCATCTTGCAGGGTCATTAGATCCAGAATCTGAGTCATCAGAGTTTTCGACATCGACACAACTAATGGCGTACTTTTCCAATCCTCATCCTTCGGACCTTTGACGAATGCCCATTGTAGAAAATTACGAGTAGGGCGTAGTGTTTTTGCAATCTCTACTTGCTCCGCTTTTTGACTCTTGTAAAGGGAACTAGTCAAAGAACATAGTGGGCAAGGTCTAGCTCCTGCCAACTTGGTTCTTTGCGTACACAGGAGTGGCTTTCGTTGCCCGTCTGAACCTGTGTACCAGTGCACGTTCTGTTCATAGAAAGGATATGGCTGAGATTCTTTAGGTGACACGAAAAGCCGAATACGAGTCTGACCGTCACCTATCCTGAAAAACTTAGCGTCTCTTTGCATTGACTCCTGAAACTGTCGAATGGTGTCTTTTGTAAAGCCCTTAAATTCCATTAAAACGTTCCCCCTTGAAGTTTTTGTCTAAGGCTGTCGATTCCTTCGCTCATTTGGTTGGTAGGTAAAGTTGTTTGTCTAACTATCCCACTGTAAGCCTCTTCTCGCTGATTAGCTGAAAGGGTAATCAACATGTCCTTTCGCATTTGAATAGCCTGCATAACCAGTTTGTACTCCATTTCCTTTTCTGCTGCTTTTAAATAAGCTTCTTGTGCTGCCATATACGCTGGAGATTGCAAAGTTAGTGCTTCCAATCTAGCTTCTGTAATCTTGCCCAATGAAGAATCTTCTGACATTTTACGTCTGATGCTCTCTTGCATTACAGCATAAGACTTTTTCACCTCCCAAGCTGCTTCTTGCGCCTCTTTAACCGCCTGCAAATACGCATAAGCGTACTTGACAAAGATTACAGATTGGTCTAGCAGTGCTTGGTTAATATCTGCAATGTAGAGTTCACTTTTCAAATCCTCCCACAGTTTAGCATCCATTATTCTGTTACCTCCTCATAAAGTTTTTTCAAGTACCCTAAATCCTCTTCTCTTATCGTTTTCCCCATCGTCCTTATATTATACCATATCTTCGGGGGACTTGTCAAGCGTGTTTTTGGTAAATTTCAGAACCAATTTTACCCCATAAGTGAAAGTCTGATTTAAAGGGTCAGCTGTAGATTCATCAATAGCCTGCTTTTTTATACATTGGGTATTAATACTAAGGTCGTAATCCTCTGGAGAAATACCTAAATAGTCAATAACGGTTGGAAGGTCGCCATATAAAGCTTCCAGCATTTGCAGTTTAATATCCTCTAAATCTAAGGCTAGTCCTTCGGAAAAGCGGTCATAAATCCCCATTGCCGCAATTATTACTCCATCTTCCTTTTTAACAGAGTATAAAAGGCAAGATGTTTTAACCGGTGGTAAACTTGTTTCTGGTAACACTAGTAATCCATACTTTGCGTACTCGTTAATCATTAGTTTTCCTCCTTTATAATAGTCCATACTCCGTCTTTCTTCACACAAGTGTCCATAGTACCCCATCTAGTGCCTACGCTTATATCCAATTTCATAGGTACTTTAAGGAAAGTAAAACGGCGATTAAGAGCGTCCAATGAGGCGTCCATTAATTCAATAAACTCCGTAATGTAACTATCATGAATGATAAATACTCCAGAGTCGTGTACACTAGCCACGAAAGCCCCCTTCTCTTTATTCATGTTCTTTGTGATTCTTAGAAGAAGCCACAATGCCAAATCACTTGCAGTAGCTTGTACAGGAGAGTTTTGTGCTTGGCGTCTTGCTTCAGATTGAATCTCGTTAGAGTTCACCCAAATAGTAGGCAAATGGCGTTTACGTCCTAAAGGAGTAGACACGTACCCCTTGACACGAACACTGCGATGGATATTATCAATCCACTGTTTTACTTTTGGAAATTGTGTCATAAATCGAGTCAATTTGTCTTGTGCATCTTCTTTTGTAGATTTGATTTGGTCTGCAAGTTTATTAGGCCCAATTCCATAAACGATACCAAATGTACAAGCTTTTGCAGCTTGCCGTTCACTTGCAGAAATTTCTTCAGCTTCTTTATTGAACATGCTAGCTGCGACTGCTCGGTGAATATCAGTTCCACTAATAATAGCATTAATCAAGTTCTCATCTTTGCTAAAACTTGCCATAACCCTAACTTCAGCCTGTGCAAAGTCAAATTGTACAATTTTATAACCCTCTGGAGCATAAAAGAAGTTCTTAACTCTTTTATCTCTAGGGATTTGCTGAATATTTATTTTTTGGCAAGAAGTACGTCCGGTAACCGTTCCAGTTAAAGAGAATAATGGGTGAATTTTACCATCTGGATAAACATAGTCCATTAACCCTGTAATAAAAGTGTTCAAAATAGTGTTGATTTCCTTAACACGCTTTATTTTTCTAAACACTTCATGGTCTATAGTTTCCAACACGGAGGCGTCAGTAGAAATATTGTTAGTTTTAGTCTTCTTTTTTGGGGAATAATTGCAAGCTACCATTAAAGCAATTAGATGCCGTGAAGAAGCCACGTTAAATTCTACTTTATCTACTTCTTTAATGTTTAAAGTAATTTCCGAAATTCTAACAATTTTGCCTTCTTTATACAAAGCTTCTTTATCAATAATTCCAGCAGAAGCTAAAGCTATTAACTTTTTAGCGGTTGTAACCTCTTCTGCAGAATTAATTTCTACTTCTAAATCAGCTTTTTCATTTTCTAATTCAGACTTTAATCTGCCCAAGTAGGTTAAATCTACTGGAAAACCATTGGTAGTCGCTTCGATATACATATTCTGCGCTTGTAATAAGAATTTGTAAAGCTCCTTTTCTGCGGTATCTAAGCGTTTATCATATTCATAATAAAGGTGCCATGTAGCTGCAGCATCTAAACAGTTATACTCTCCCAATTCATTCAATGGTACAACGCCAAAATTAGAGGTTAAAGATTCGCTTACAGCATCTTTTACATTTTCAGCATAGTTGTACCAACCTAAGTGTTTAGCTGCCAATACTTTTAACCCATGATTTGTATTTTCATCAAACAGGAAAGACATTAGTAGAGTATCGTCTTGAACGCAGTTCATTTTAAAATGAAGAAGCTGTTGGGTCGCCAATACGTCAAAAGAACGATTGTGCATAACTAACCTATCTTTGAATGCTTTTAGAAGAGTGAGAGCATATTCTGGATGAGCGTTATCATCATACCCCACATTTACCCAATATGCAATCCTATCGGTAGAAAAGGCAACTGTCAACGGTTTACACTCTACGCTAAACAACTTCAAGCCAATTTCCTTATCATTGGATTCTCCGCCGGTTTCTACGTCATACCCTATTTTCTCTGCATCTTGAAAGTCAATTAAAGCTTCTTTTAATGTAGTTTCATCTACTATCTGTCTAATTTCAGGTTTAGACACACCAAAAGTAGGGTTTAGAACGAACTCTAAAGCCCTAAAAGTATACATAATATCGTCAATAGCAGTAGGGGTAATAGATGCATAATCCATATCAAAAGTTGGAATAATTGTAAATTCTTTAGAGCCAATAGTATGTTTAATGGGAGTGTTCACTACTTTGGTTAATGCAACATTGCCTAACAAAGCCTTAGTTGGGGCGGCTCCTGCTGTGATAATAATATCAACAGTATTAGCCAGTAATTCTAGCTTTCCTTTCAACTCAAAAGCATAGGGTCTTAATTGTGCTGCAGTTTTAATATTTGATACAGCACTATCTGATAATGACAGATAAATAAAGTCCTCTGTGTTTTTACCAGCAGATTTTATCATCCTATTAAAAATGCCTTCATTTGGAGTAAGTGTTACGATAGCATATTTCATTCATATCCTCCTCAAATTAAGCGGGTTCTATTACACCACGCCGTCTTGGTTCTCGTTGCCTTGGTTGTGGGTTTCCAGTTAAAATAGCTGTGTTCTGCTGGCCTAGCATCACTGCACGGTCTTCTGATTGAAACTGGTGTTGAACTTGTATTCTCATTAAATTTCTATCAAAACTAATCATATAAGGTGGAGGAGTAGCCCCGTTTCTAACTTTCACAAAAGAAAGAATACCGCGGGTAGTGGATTCTGAACTTTCTACCGGCTTCCATCCTATAAACACATCAGCTTTGTTTACCTTTTCGATTGAACCAGCAATATCGCCTTGCTGAATTTCTTCTTGTACATTAGTTCTAATTGAATCATTATTTTTCAACTGAGAAGCTGTAAATATAGCTACATCAAATATACGACCCAAATCAACTAGCTCCTGATAAACAGTTGCAATTCTTTGCCACTCTGGGGCGTTATTAGAAATTTTGGCTGTAGTCAAAAGGTCTGCATAATCCAAAAACAGTGCTTTAATGTGTAAATTTTCTACGTATCTTAAATAATCTAGCATCCCCCCTATCTGCGATACAGTAACCGTTTTAGATGGAAAGTACTTAATATGAACCGGCATGTGGGCTTTTATTCTTTGACGTACTGATACAAAACGCTCTCCAGACAAATTAGAAGTCAATTCATTTTGTGGAATCCTACCCATTCTAGCAGTTAGTAGTTGTGCTACTCTCGCTTCTGGAAGCTCCAATGTAAGATATAGAGAAGGCACAATTCGTGCAACAGACCCGCAAATATAAGAAAGCAATGTGCTTTTGCCAGACGCAGAAGGCCCCGAGACGACAAAAATTTCACCTAAACCCACGCCTCCTTTTAAATTCCTATCTAACACTTCTAAACCTGTAGGCAGTCCAAAAATATTATCTTCATAGTTATAAATAGCATCAGGTAATAAATCGTCCAAACTAGATACACTGCAATTGATAGTTGGGAGATTCATCAAACCTTCTCTTAAAACGTGCTCTGTATAAAGAGGGTCTGTATCTAATGAAGACATAGCTGAATTAACTACAAGTTTTAAACGTCGTGCTTTAACAAAATTTAAAGCTTTATCAACAAGTAATGCTACTGACTCATAATCAGAAAATGCATAAAGCCCAATAGCCACTCTCAAGGCGTCTCCTGATACTGCTTCTAAGACTTCCGATTTAGAAGGTAAAGAATGATAAGTAGCCCAATAAGATTGTATTACTGACCATATTTCTGAAAACTCTTTAACAGTCCAATCAGACGCCTCTATTACATTAAGTAAAACAGTAGTCGAGGGATGCCCTTTTAATGCATGGGCTAATAAAACCTCTTGCCCTTGTCTAGTTAACAAACTGCACACCCCTAACCAATATTATATCGTTCTTTAATAATGTTAGCCATCCTTTTCAATCGATTCATCCAGCCATTAAAAGCCCAATCATTTCTAGGGGAGTGGATTTCTTGCGTGTAAATTTTACGTTTGATTAAATACATCTTGATTATCTTCTCCTGCCCATACATGGATAAAGCAGCTTTAAACGCTTCCATTGTTTGGGGGCCGAATCCACCATCAATCTTTACTGGAAATCCCATTGAAGTTAGGGTACGCTGTAGAATTTTAGTGGCACCACCGTTTCCATGTAAAACAGCCGTATCAAAATGTAAAAGATTTAATGGTTCTGGCATTAAATTAGCTTTACATGTAATCCAATAACGGTAGTCGTATATCTTTAAAGCGTCTTCTGTAGTAATGTCTTTTACTTCTTTTGGAGCAATTACTTTATCTTTTATAGCCTTATTCAACGTATATTCTGTTATCCCAAACTTAGTTTTACCGCCGGAGTCTCTAGGGTCATCGTTAAACCCGCCTTCGTTATTCAGAACAATCTGAAGAATATGTCTTGGGATTATCCTCACCCACCCCTTTCCTTTGGGCTTAACATGATGAGTAGCTGTGGGGGTAAGTAGCACAAAACTGAATGCCAGAACTAAAGCAATTTTGCGTTTCATCCTCCTACCCCCTTCAACAAATTAGCTACAATTAGACCATAAGCAAGATTTACAATGGAAGCATCCGTTATCAGTAGCTAATGGTTCCCCGCAATTAGGGCATAAATTGCTATTAATCTTTTCTTGCTTATCTCTGTCAATGTCAATATTTTTGAACGCTTTAACTGCGTAATCCATAGCAATAGCGATAGCATCAGGTACGCTGTAGACATACTCATTATTAAACAGCGATACTTCGTTTCCTCTAATACCTCGTAGGGTTTTAACAATTGAACTATAATCAACCCCATTCTTTAACGCTAGAGAAATCACTCTGCCAATACCTTCCGTATAGGCATACACTTCCTGTCCGCTACGTCCTAGATTGGCGAATACTTCAATGGGCCTACCATCGAAGAAGCTTACTAGGACGTACATGTTTCCTGACGGAGTTTCTATCTTAACTCTGCGTGATTCCAGTAGGTAGGGGAGTTTGACTTTTTTTGGTGCAACTGGAGCCGAATTCGTAGTTTCTGTTGAAGTAGAAAGTACTTGACCTTTTTTGCATCCATCCCTGAATACTGTAATGCCTTTACAGTTATTTTCCCATGCAGCAAGATATAAATTACTAATATCTTCTTTTGTAGCTGAATGTGGCAAGTTTATAGTCTTAGAAACAGATGCGCCTACTCCTGTTTGAAATGCTGCCAGCATATTTAAATGCTCTTCTGGAGTAATTTCATGCGCAGTAACGAGATATTCTCTTGCTTTAGTTGGCACCCAATTTAATCCGCTTACCATACCATTGTTTTTTACAACATCTTCTACCATTTCGTCAGTAACTTCAATCCCATAATTCTTGAAAAGATGATTCACTAATAACGGGCTAAGTATATTATACCACGAATCGCCGGACTTGTCAAGCCTTGCCATTCTTTTATAAGCGAAAGCAAACACCGGTTCTATACCACTGCACTCCGCATTGCATAAGAAAGAAGTAGACCCTGCAGGAGCAATGGTGGTTGTAGTAATATTTCGTCTTGGCATTTTGAATACGGGGTCACCTTCCAACCGCTCATCCAAAGTGGATTGCTCAAACATTGGAAATGCACCCTTCTCTTTTGCTAGAAGCCTTGACTCTTCTAATGAAGCATAATTAATTAACTGCGTAACTTCTTTTGCCTTAATTATTGATTTAACAGACCCATAACGAATCTTATTATGAATCAGATAGTCTCCAAAGCCCGTGATGCTTACTCCAATTCGACGATACTTTTTAGCAGCTTCTTCAATTTCAGGGAACGGGTACCATGCGATGTCAATTACATTGTCCAAAATACGAGTCATTACTTTAGCCCACCAGACTAGTAGATGTTCGAAAACTTTATCGACTGATTCTAATCTCGGAAATTGCTTTTCTTCAAAAGCAATAACTGCATCTTCATAAATCTTACCAATATTTAACGTACCGATTAGGCAAGATTCGGAAGGGAAAAGCGGGAACTCTGAACACGCATTAACCGCAGTATATTGCATTCCTTTAATTCCGCTAGTGTTTCTATTGATGGTGTCAATGAATACCAATCCGGGGTCTCCCCGCATCCACGCATTATCCACAATTAAGTCCCATAATGGGGTTACTGAAGGGTCTTTCTTCTTTACTTTCTTCATAAACTCATCAGTCATCATTACGGAAATGTTAGTGTTTTGCAGGGTTTTGTCATCCCGCTTACAGGCTACAAAGCGCTTAATGTCTGGGTGGTCTACTCTCAAAGTAGCCATAATAGCAGCACGTCTGCGTCCTCCCGACTTTATCACTTCAGCTAAGTGGTCCACTAAAGTCATAAAACTACATGGTCCGCTAGATGTACCGCCGCTTCCTACTTTTGCACCTTCCGGTCTTAACTGTGAGTAGTCTACCCCGATGCCCGCACCCAGCTTAAAAATAGAAGCAGCAACTGTTTGCAGTCTCATTATACTCTCAATTGAGTCATCCACTCCATACACAAAACATGCCGAAGATAACTGCTGACCCCTTCCGGCGTTCATTAGTAATGGGGAATTAAAAATAATCGCACCAGAGGTTAGCCCTTTTAAAATGGTGGGCTTTAATTTTTGCAGTGTGGGTTCATTTGTACACACAAATTCAGATACTCTAATCCAAAATTCCGCTTCAGTTTCACCATCTTTTAAGTATCTAGTCTTTAATAGGTCTTCTCTCAAACTCATCCAAGCATCCATCCTTCCACAGGTATACCCTCTTGAGCATACGTTTTCATTCTAAAGGAAAACTGCTCATCAAAAAACGCAAACGGTAAATCGTTAAAATCATAAATCACACAACGCTCTTTACCCTCGCTCACTCTCATTGCACGACCTATTTTTTGTAGCAAACGAATTACAGATTTAAACGGTTCTGCTAATACAACTACAGCTAATTTTGGAAAGTCAACACCTTCTGAATAAATGTTGGTTGCTACAAGGCACTTTATACCACCAGATTTAAACTGTTTATAGATATATTCTCTTTCAGCAGAGTCGGTGCCTCCATGCACAACTACAGCTCCAACTTCAGCTCCAATGCGTTCAGCGTATTCCACAGAAGTCGTCAAATACAAAATCTGCTCATCTGGATGTTTTGCTTTTATTTCTTTTAAAGCTTCCATCCTTTCCGGCATAGCTAACAACTCGGTTAGTGCTGCACGATAAGCCTCTTGTGGACTTGCGTAAGACTCCAAGTAATCCTGCACAAGAGTATGGTGAGAGGTGTTAAGTTTAATGATTACTACTTTAGCAGGAACCAAATAACCCTTCTCTACTAGCTCTTCTCTCGTTACTCTGTCGATGACTGGACCAAAGCTGGCAATTAAAGTAATATCTGTAGCTGTCGGAGTGGCGGATCTAATCGGTGTGCCTGTAAAAGCGTACCTGTAAAATGCAGGAATAGCGTTTATTATCTTTGTGTAAGTTTTAGCATTCGCGTTGATATGGTGGGCTTCATCCACTATTAACATTTTGTAATGATTAGCAATGGTTTTAAAAGAGGTACTATCACTTTCCTTCAAAGAATTAAGCGTTTGCAGCATCCCCACAGTAACTAGTTTTGTCGGGGAAACTACTCCACCACCAATTAAACCGATGGTCTCTAACCCTAAGCTATCCAGACATCTTTGAGCCGTCTGCTTCATAATTTCAGTATTATTGACTAGAATAAGGGTAGGAACTCCTAATTCCGCAATTAAATTCATAAATAATTCGGTTTTTCCGGCACCGGTTACATGCCATAAAATACCTCGCTGTGCTTCAATTGCCTTGATTAACGCCTCTTCTTGGTAATCCCGCATAGACCCTAAGTACTCTAATTCAAACTCTTTTTTAGGCTGTACTCTTGTATCCTTGAATATAGGTTCAATGTTATTGCGTTTAAATAGTTTAACTACATCCATAAGTAGTCCGGTTGGAAATGTCAGGTAAGGGTAACTGTACTTTGCAAAACGAATTTTTCCGTCCCATCGTTTTTCTTTAAACGCTTTAGTGTGTCGATAATTATCGGCAGGATAAGAGAGGCGTTCAACTAAGAACGCCCCCATCACCCTGTTATGGATAATAGCAACACTTTTAATGTTGTCTACGTTAATTGTCACAAGGCTTTTTTTCACAAATGTCGCCTTCTTTAATTATCTACCGGTTCAGAAGGAGCTTCAGCTTCCCCTACTTCAGGTAGAGCCTCCTCTTTTACAGCTTCTTGCTCCATTTTCTGTTTCATAGCAGCTTGATAAATAGTGCTAAACAATGTATTAGAAGCTACTGTTAATTGAATACGTGTAATTGCACGTAGAAAATTAATAATAAATTCTTTTATCATTGACTTTTTTAGATAACGTTCTGGAGAGTCGGCAATGTACCCTAGGCCTTCTCTAGTAGCAATATCTGTAAAAATATCTCTACAAAATTCATCTGAAAAATGAGTAATTAACTCATCTGCTTCTTCTGCTACAATTGCCTCTACTAGAGGGGTAAATTCATCAATTGTATTAGTCGTGTTCATGCCTTCAATTAAACGAGGTACAATATTAGTCTGTACTCTCCCCCAAATAAGGTTAGCATACATACGTAAATTTTTAGAATCATCGTCAGTAAGCTGTTCTACCTCTTCTGTTTGTAAAGCTTTCATTACCTCTTCTGGTTTAACTTCTTCTGGATTAACAAAATCCATAACCTGTCCCATCGTACCCTCTCCTTAATAACCTTGTATTTGTCCTTCAGCACTAAGATATTTACAGTGTTTAGTGTAAATAGCATAAGTGGCATCTTTGTTAATTGCCCTAAAATAAGCAACAATATATGGAAATAATGAAATTAATGCATTATCCGCATAAGCATAATTAGGGGCCATGCTAAATCTAGTTTTACAAATACTATCAAATAAAATTAAAAGCGGTCCATCTTGTGTAGTTTTTAATTGTAAAATATCTTCTTTATTAGCCCCACAATTCATTAAAAACTCTTCAACTAATGTTTCAAGTTTAATACTAGAACCTATAGAATCTGGCATTACATCACATCCTTACGATTAAAATAAGCATCTTGAATAATTTGTGGGGACACTTCATTAGGGTCGCCGTTTGGAAGAGTTGCTATGGATAGTTTATAATCCCCACTTAAAGCAATAACGGCTGAAGAGATAGC